TCCGCTGTGTGCCGCATCTCACCGGGCGTCGCTTTGAGCACGGGGTGACGGACTGTTACACGCTGTTCCGGGATGCTTACCATCTGGCGGGAATTGAGATGCCGGATTTTCACCGCGAGGATGACTGGTGGCGTCACGGTCAGAATCTCTATCTTGACAATATGGAGGCAACGGGTTTTTACCGTGTCGCACTGACAGAGGCGCAGCCGGGCGACGTGCTGCTGTGCAGCTTTGGTTCATCGGTGCCGAATCATGCTGCCATTTACTGCGGCGACGGCGGGCTGCTGCACCATATTCCTGAACAACTGAGTAAACGAGAGAGGTACACCGACAAATGGCAGCGACGCACACACTCCCTCTGGCGTCACCGGGCATGGCACGCATCTGCCTTTACGGGGATTTGCAACGATTTGGCCGCCGCATCGACCTTCGTGTGAAAACGGGGGCTGAAGCCATCCGGGCGCTGGCCACACAGCTCCCGGCGTTTCGTCAGAAACTGAATGAGGGCTGGTATCAGATACGGATTGCCGGGCGTGATACAGGTGAAAACGAATTATCAGCCCGTCTTAATGAACCGCTGGCAAATGGTGCTGTGATCCACATCGTGCCGCGTCTGGCAGGAGCCAAAAGTGGCGGTGTGTTTCAGGCTGTGCTGGGGGCGGCTGTTATGGCGGTTGCTATATGGATGCCGGGGGTAGGAATTATGGCGAGTAATCTGCTGTTTTCTCTCGGTGCCAGTATGACGCTTGGCGGTGTTGCACAGATGCTGGCCCCTAAACCCAAAACCCCCCGCACACAGACAACGGATAACGGCAAACAGAACACCTATTTTTCTTCACTGGATAATATGGTTGCCCAGGGCAATGTTCTGCCCGTTCTGTACGGTGAAATGCGCGTGGGGTCGCGGGTGGTCTCTCAGGAGATCAGCACGGCAGACGAAGGGGATGGTGGTCAGGTTGTGGTGATTGGTCGCTGATGAAAAACGTTTATGTGAAACCGCCTCCGGGCGGTTTTGTCGTTTATGGAGCGTGAGGAATGGGTAAAGGCAGCAGTAAGGGGCATACTCCGCGCGAAGCGAAGGACAACCTGAAGTCCACGCAGTTGCTGAGTGTGATCGATGCCATCAGCGAAGGGCCGGTTGAAGGTCCGGTGGATGGATTAAAAAGCGTGCTGCTGAACAGTACGCCGGTGCTGGACAGTGAGGGGAATACCAATATCTCCGGCGTCACGGTGGTGTTCCGGGCCGGTGAGCAGGAGCAGACACCGCCGGAGGGATTTGAATCCTCCGGCTCCGAGACGGTGCTGGGTACGGAAGTGAAATACGACACGCCGATCACCCGGACCATCACGTCGGCAAACATTGACCGACTGCGTTTTACCTTCGGCGTGCAGGCACTGGTGGAAACCACCTCAAAGGGGGACCGGAATCCGTCGGAAGTCCGCCTGCTGGTTCAGATCCAGCGTAATGGTGGCTGGGTGACGGAAAAAGACATCACCATTAAGGGCAAAACCACCTCGCAGTATCTGGCCTCGGTGGTGGTGGGTAACCTGCCGCCGCGCCCGTTCAATATACGGATGCGCAGGATGACGCCGGACAGCACCACAGACCAGCTGCAGAACAAAACGCTCTGGTCGTCATACACCGAAATCATCGATGTGAAACAGTGCTACCCGAACACGGCACTGGTCGGCGTGCAGGTGGATTCGGAGCAGTTCGGCAGCCAGCAGGTGAGCCGTAATTATCATCTGCGCGGGCGCATTCTGCAGGTGCCGTCGAACTATAACCCGCAGACGCGGCAATACAGCGGTATCTGGGACGGAACGTTTAAGCCAGCATACAGCAACAACATGGCCTGGTGTCTGTGGGATATGCTGACCCATCCGCGCTACGGCATGGGGAAACGTCTTGGTGCGGCGGATGTGGACAAATGGGCGCTGTATGTCATCGGCCAGCATTGCGATCAGTCGGTGCCGGACGGTTTTGGCGGCACGGAGCCGCGCATCACCTGTAATGCGTACCTGACCACACAGCGCAAGGCGTGGGATGTGCTCAGTGATTTCTGCTCTGCGATGCGCTGTATGCCGGTATGGAACGGGCAGACGCTGACGTTCGTGCAGGACCGACCGTCGGATAAGGTGTGGACCTATAACCGCAGTAATGTGGTGATGCCGGATGATGGCGCGCCGTTCCGCTACAGCTTCAGCGCCCTGAAGGACCGCCATAATGCCGTTGAGGTGAACTGGATTGACCCGGACAACGGCTGGGAGACGGCGACAGAGCTTGTTGAAGATACGCAGGCCATTGCCCGTTACGGTCGTAATGTCACGAAGATGGATGCCTTTGGCTGTACCAGCCGGGGGCAGGCACACCGCGCCGGGCTGTGGCTGATTAAAACGGAACTGCTGGAGACGCAGACCGTGGACTTCAGCGTGGGTGCGGAAGGGCTTCGCCATGTACCGGGGGATGTCATTGAAATCTGCGATGATGACTATGCCGGTATCAGCACCGGTGGTCGCGTGCTGGCGGTGAACAGCCAGACCCGGACGCTGACGCTCGACCGTGAAATCACGCTGCCATCCTCCGGTACCACGCTGATAAGCCTGGTTGACGGAAGTGGTAATCCGGTCAGCGTGGAGGTTCAGTCCGTCACCGACGGACTTAAGGTGAAAGTGAACCGGGTTCCTGACGGCGTTGCAGAATACAGTGTGTGGGGGCTGAAGTTGCCGACGTTGCGTCAGCGCCTGTTCCGCTGTGTGAGTATCCGTGAGAACGATGACGGCACGTATGCCATCACTGCCGTGCAGCATGTACCGGAAAAAGAGGCCATCGTGGATAACGGGGCGCACTTTGACGGCGACCAGAGCGGCACGGTGAATGGTGTCACGCCGCCAGCGGTGCAGCACCTGACCGCCGAAGTCACCGCAGACAGCGGGGAATATCAGGTGCTGGCGCGCTGGGACACGCCGAAGGTGGTGAAGGGCGTGAGCTTCCTGCTCCGTCTGACCGTAACAGCGGATGACGGCAGTGAGCGGCTGGTCAGCACGGCCCGGACGACGGAAACCACATACCGCTTCAGGCAGCTGACGCTGGGGCGTTACAGGCTGACAGTCCGGGCGGTAAATGCGTGGGGACAGCAGGGCGACCCGGCATCGGTATCGTTCCGGATTGCCGCACCGGCAGCGCCGTCGCGGATTGAGCTAACACCGGGGTATTTTCAGATAACTGCCACGCCGCATCTTGCGGTTTATGACCCGACGGTGCAGTTTGAGTTCTGGTTCTCGGAAAAACGGATTGCGGATATCAGGCAGGTTGAAACCACAGCCCGCTATCTTGGCACGGCGCTGTACTGGATAGCTGCCAGTATCAATATCAGGCCGGGCCATGATTATTATTTTTACGTTCGCAGTGTGAACACCGTTGGCAAATCGGCATTCGTGGAGGCTGTTGGTCAGCCGAGTGATGATGCATCCGGCTATCTGGATTTTTTCAAAGGCGAGATAGGAAAAACCCATCTGGCTCAGGAGCTGTGGACGCAGATTGATAACGGTCAGCTGGCGCCTGATCTGGCTGAAATCAGGACGTCCATTACGGATGTCAGCAATGAAATCACACAGACCGTCAATAAGAAACTGGAAGACCAGAGTGCGGCAATTCAGCAGATACAGAAGGTTCAGGTTGATACAAATAATAACCTGAACAGCATGTGGGCTGTGAAGCTGCAGCAGATGCAGGACGGACGCCTTTATATCGCGGGTATTGGTGCCGGTATTGAGAACACCCCTGACGGCATGCAGAGTCAGGTGCTGCTGGCGGCGGACAGGATTGCGATGGTTAATCCTGCGAATGGCAACACAAAACCGATGTTTGTTGGTCAGGGCGATCAGATATTCATGAACGACGTGTTCCTGAAGCGCCTGACGGCCCCCACCATTACCAGCGGCGGCAATCCCCCGGCCTTTTCCCTGACACCGGACGGAAAGCTGACGGCGAAAAATGCGGATATCAGTGGCAGTGTGAATGCGAACGCCGGGACGCTCAATAATGTCACGATTAATGAGAACTGTCAGATTCTGGGAAAACTGTCAGCTAATCAGATTGAAGGCGATATTGTTAAAACGGTGGGTAAGGCTTTCCCCCGTGACTCCCGGGCACCGGAGCGGTGGCCATCAGGGACCATTACCGTCAGGGTTTATGACGATCAGCCTTTTGACCGGCAAATTGTCATTCCGGCGGTGGCATTCAGCGGTGCCAGACATGAGAGAGAGCATAATGACATTTATTCATCATGCCGTCTGATAGTGCGGAAAAACGGTGCTGAAATTTATAACCGTACCGCGCTGGATAATACGCTGATTTATACCGGTGTGATTGATATGCCAGCGGGTCGCGGTCACATGACGCTGGAGTTTTCGGTATCAGCGTGGCTGGTGAATGACTGGTATCCCACGGCAAGCATCAGCGATTTGCTGGTTGTGGTGATGAAGAAATCCACAGCCGGTATCAGTATCAGCTGAATGTTCAGAAACCAGACCGGGTGCCAGAAATGGCACCTTTTTTATTTGTGGAACGAATATGGCAGTAAAGATTTCAGGCGTGCTGAAAGACGGTGCAGGTAAACCGGTACAGAACTGCACCATTCAGCTGAAAGCAAAACGTAACAGTACCACGGTGGTGGTGAACACGGTGGCCTCAGAAAATCCGGATGAAGCCGGGCGTTACAGTATGGACGTTGAGTACGGCCAGTACGGTGTCATCCTGCTGGTTGACGGTTTTCCGCCTTCACATGCCGGCACCATCACCGTGTATGAAGATTCTGAGCCGGGGACGCTGAATGATTTTCTCGGTGCCATGACGGAGGATGATGCCCGTCCGGAGGCACTGCGCCGTTTTGAACTGATGGTGGAAGAGGTGGCGCGTAACGCGTCCGCAGTGGCACAGAACACGGCAGCCGCGAAAAAATCCGCCGGCGATGCCGGAACATCTGCCCGTGAGGCGGCAACCCATGCGACTGATGCTGCAGGCTCAGCACGCGCCGCCAGCACGTCCGCCGGACAGGCTGCGACGTCA